CACCACCTGCGGATATTGTCCCTTGATATGTTCCTAAAATTGTATTTGTTCCGTCATTACTACTTGATGATATAACACCATCTATACTACTAATAACTGCGTTTCTTGGTTTTCCCGATGGTATAGCACTTGTTCCCGTTGAGTTTATTACAACACTATCATCAGTAGCATCTATTTTACTACCAACAGAATATAACTTATCAACATAAGTAGTTGCCGATGACGACGCTGTATAATTATCAAGACCCAACATTATTACTCGGTCTAAATCACCGATGGTTGTATCTCTACCACCTAATACCACAGAGTTTAATGACCCTCCCGATATAAGTGAGCCGTTTGTTGATATTAAAGCACTTTCATTACTTGATGTAATGGTATTGTTTTGTCCTCCCAATATTGTTGAGTATGATGATGATGTTAAAGTATGTGATATACCACCTGCGATAATATCATAACCATTACCATTACCCGTTATATCAGCGTATGTTCCAATAACCGCACAACCCGTACCAGCATTTATACTTGACTGATATGTACCAGCAATAATACTTCTATAACTCGCACCAGTCACATCACTTTGATAAGATGCTGAAATGTCTATTGTATTATCTCCATTTGCTGTTGAGCCGATACTTGAAGATATAGCACTATGTGTTCCTCCAGCAATAGTATTTGACTGACCACCTACTAAACTATTATAACTACCCGCTGATATTTGTTGTCCCCCACCACCGAGTATAGTATTATAATTACCCGTAGATATTGTCGCACCATTTACAGAATAAATACCATTATATAAATTAGCGCTATTAGTAATATCACCATTTGACCCAATAATTGTTCCAACTACTGAGGTGCTTGAAGATATATCTGCGTTGTATCCACCAATAATAGTATTATTACTATCACTATTATTTGATGATATAGTTGAGTTAAATGAGTTTAATATTGCGTTTCTTCTATAATCACCAGCATTACCACCGAAACTACTTGTATCATCACCACCAACTATCAAACCACCTGCCGCAGTAATATTACTACCAACAGAATATAACTTATCAACATAAGTGGTTGCTGATGTTGTACCAGATGATGTCGGGAAATAATAAGGGACTAATGATTGTGATGCGTCCCCTTGAATAAAACCACCAGCAACATCTGTTCCCGATAATAAATCACTTCTTTTTATTTTGAATGTCTCAGTCTCGCCTGAGTTATTCATAATCAACCATACATTATCGTTTGCTTCTGTGGTGGCTGATAATTGTGAAATCTTTTTGTTTGCCATTTTAATTTTCTATTTTATATTTTTAAGTTTTTCCTTCTAATGTATGGAAGGGTTTATTTTTAATTATTTCTACTCAACGCTGTTTGGAATGCCAATACAGCAGTTGTGTAATTTGATGCTTCCGTAGCGTCCATACCTAATCCAATAGATGCTAATGCCCAATCCCTTTGTCCGTAATCAGCAGGACTACCATTATTGTTATTAGCAGATAAAAGTATTTCTATTGTGCTTCCAGTCCCAAGTGTTTTACTACCACTTGTTAAACTTGTTCCATCTTTGTAAATATATGATGTTGTGCCGTCATTAGTCATAATCCACATAGCGTCTGTATTACCTCCGTTGGATATTGTTTGCCAACCAGTACCAACACCATTATATGCGGTATTATTACCCAAGAAACTTGAAATCATACCCCAGTCTTGACTGATATTAAAACTACCCATATCGTATCTACCACTCGCAAGGTCTTCTTGAATATACATTGAAAAATGGACTGACCCCGATGTTTGGAAATCAATTACAGATGGTATAATACCCGTCTGTGCGTATCCATTACTACCTGGTGATGCTCCACTACTACTATGCGTCCAAGTCCCATTAAATGTTAAATTATATTGTGTAGTATCTTTTAAGTTAAATGAATGTTCTAATGATGTTGAGCCGACAACTGGATATAAACCAATCATCTTATCCCATAGTGAATATGACTTCAAATCAAGCACCAAATCATTTATGGCTGTTTCCTCTGTTGAGGTTAAAGTCCCACCCGATGATGAAATAGCATCAAAGAATGCCTGAGCGTCAGGGTCTGTTGGTGGTGGAACAACAAAATCAAATAAGATATTATCCCCACCCTCTGTTAAAAGAGGATTACTACCCTCGTCCATAAGATAATAGGTTTCAACAGGGATTGGTGCTTCGTCCTCTTGATTTGGCTGAATGAAAGAGCCTGTTAAATAAACACCTCTTTTTCTTTGATTAGCAATTTGTCGTCTATCTACCCTCGTAGTTGGTGCTACTGGTCTAAATCTTCTACCACCCCATGTTAAACTCATATATCTGTTCTGTTAAATTTTTTATTAAAAGATGGGGGGTTATCCCCCCCATCCATAAATAGTGTCTTACAATTAAGAATTCCAAGTAATACCACTAAAGATACTTGAGATAGTTGAAGCGTCAGCGTCAATCAAAGATGATGCCGTACTTTCTTGTCCTACCATAGTCAAAGTAAATCCTACCAAATCAGTAGCAGCCAATCCTGACTGAAGTGTTCCTTCACTTACTGATAATCCGTTGTCTTTACCTAATAACCAATATTTCTTATCCATAGTTTCTATGATAACATAGATGTATGGTTGAGTAGCTAAACTCTCAAAGAAATTTCTATTAGTAGCGTCTAATTTAGGAATTTGTAAACTTAAACTTGGAGCAAATGATAATGAATTAGTCGCATCATTTACTGCCACGGGCTCTTCATAAGATGAAGACCCTCTTGTGATTTCTACTTTATACATCGTACCTGTACCTGTGATTGAAGTGATTTCACCATCAACGTTAGTAGAATAGTCAGTAATAGTGTTTCCACTATCTCCTAAAATATGTACTGAACGTAATCCGCCGATAGCACTTTTACAATCTAGTAATAGGTCCGAAGAAATATAACAATTTATAGCCATAATTTTTTTATTTTATTTTTTGTTAAAGCCCCCATATTTCAGGGGGCTATTATTTTTATGTTTTATTATACAATCGCAACAAAATCCTCAATAGAGAATACAGCCGCACCAAAGGTAGCTTTAGCACCTAATTTTACTACATCATTACTCTCATCATAGAAAGCTTTCAAGTCAGTAGCTGTTTGGTCTACAGAGTTTACACCAGCCAACATGTAACCAGCAGGACCGATATACATTTTGTCATCTGTAATACCCATAGTAGGTAGACACAATACGTTTGAAGCAGGGAATACAAATTTCCAATCCATTCCGTTTGTAGCTTCACCAGCATCAAATGAGAACAAGTTAAGTTGTGACGACTTACGAGCCGCATTCAACAACGTTCTGTAGTTAGCGTATGACATCCAACATATCAAGTCATCTCTGTGTGATACGTCTATTGGAATTAGAGACAAATATTCTCCTACTACGTCTAAAGCATTATCACTTGTCAAACCTGAAGTCGTACCTGTGATAGCACCATTAGCAGCAGTTAGTTGTGCTTTAAATCCGTTGAAACATCCACTAGCACTTTTATCTTCATTCCACATAGCCAATTCAATTTGTTTAGCGAATTTTTGTGAAACGTCAGCTAAAATCATTTCTTCGTATGGTACACTTTCATACCAGTTTCCTCTTGATAAGCTCTCGCTTAAGAAAGTATCAACAAGGTCTTGAGGACATAATTCCATCTTGCTTTCTTTTTTACATGTCTCAATCGTAACTTGAGTTACGGTTGTATCACCAGATGAATTCCATCCACATGAAGAGTCTTGTAATACTAAATCAGTATCCATTACAGGTACCTTAATTGTACCTTTTACATCAGGATAAATCTTTACATAAGATAATGTATTTCCCGCAAATACCTCACGCATAAGAACATCAAATCCTGTTTCTTTAGCGTATCCAGTAATCGCACTTACATCATAGTTAAAGTTAAAATTCTTTTTCATAATTTTATTTTTTTATTTGTTTTTTAGTTTTTTCAACATATCCAATCTGTAATCACTAAATGATTGAGAATATGTTTCTTTTTTAGTGTTTATTGGTTTTTTATCTTCGCTTTGTTTAAAAGCATCATAGTCGCTTTTCAACTCGCTAAAGTCCTTTGATTGTTTTTCAATAACATCCAATAATTTTTCAATAGACAATTTGATGTTATTTAATTCATCTTCAAAGTTGATTTCAGTTGTCTCTTCAGCAGCTTCAACCTCAACTTCTTCCGTTGATGGCTCTTCAGTTTCTTCAACCTCTTCAGCTCCCGCAGCTCTAATTTCAACAATAATAGATGCTTCGTCTAATACTACAATAGTACCATCCTCTAATTGGTGTTCTTGTGCCGCTGGTGCTAAAACCAAAGTCCCATCAGCATCAACAACGTAAAGAGTTTGTCCTATTTCAAAATCACCCTCAAGGTTATTCGTTACGGTTGTACCATCCATAAGTCTAGCTTCCGCCATCTTTACTTCTGCTTTACCAAACAACATTTCCTTGATGATTTTTACAGCTTGTTCTGTAGTCATAATTTTTTTACTTGTTTTAAAATGTTTATTATATCGTTCATTAAAAGCTCATCACTTTTTGGTTGGTGTGAATATTCACTTTCAAGTGCCACATCTTTAGGGTCGCTCATTAAATAGTTTCCTTCAACAGACCAACCTAAAACTTTTTGCTTCTTTACATAATTATCCCAGATGTCGTTGTTGTCAATTCTGTAGGAAACCATCCAAGTACCAATAGGTACCTGTTCTTCTGTAAACCCTAATGAATATGCCTTATCACTCTCACTTGCTATTATCCAGCTCTCAACCAAATAACACTCCTCAAGTGGTATTCCTGAATGGTCTAAATTCGCTGATTTTGTTCTACCCTCCATCAAGAATTTTTGAGACATTCTTCTTACCGTATCCTTGTCAAAATATACATAGTATTTTTCGCCAGGTAAAAGTCCTTCAGTATACTCATCCGCAATCCTTACAATCAACTTATCAGGTATTACCGCTGGACCTGTTATTATTCTTTTCTCATCGTCAATAGAAAAGCTATTCTGTTTCACCGCTTTAAATTCCTGATTTTCCATACAAGGAACATAAGCCATTCCACCTCTGTATTCTATCTGTTTCAACTTACCATTACAACCCAACCTTTGAGATGTAATTTCAGCTGTCCCTAAATCTCTAAATATAGGTAAACCATAAGTATAAGAAATAGGTATTTCCAATTCATATCCTAATGATGTTTGAACGGCAGGGGGATTAAGTTGTCCCGATTGTCCTGCTGCTGGTTGATTTACATCAGCCACATCACCAGCTCTTCTTGCTGAATTAGGTATTCTTGTCTCATCATCCAAGAAAATAAGTTGAGACCAAATGTGATTACAATTTGCCCCATTTTTCCATACAAACTGATTTACGGTTGTACCTGCGGGTCTTGGAACAAGTTTGAAACTATTACTATCAACATTTAGTTGTTGTGATAAATTAAAGATGTCTTCAATTCTATACACCAACTGAAATTGTCTAATCATCTGTTTACATAATGTTCTACTTGTTGACATCGTAGCAGGACGACCAGGTCCAGGTTTAAAGATAAACCTCACCCTTCTACCAGGTGTATCCAATAGTGATGGAGCATTTGGGTTTGACTGAATAGTGTAGAATTTGTCATAAAAGTCATTACCTTCCTTCTTTGCTAATTCTTTTAATTTTTCCATTATCTCTAATGCCATGTCATCTGTGATATCTATGTTTTCTCCAATAATCCAACCATCGTCTAAAATGTCTTCTATTGAAACAGATACCTCATCTATGATACCCGTAATTCTACACTCTTCAGTATCACACACCATCTCTTGTTCCTTCAATAACCTCTCATATTCTTCGTGAGTTTCACAGGGAGCCCAACCTAATTCCATTCTGTGTGTTCCCTTACAACCCAAGATATACGCCTCTTCTAATGCGTCAGCTATGTCAGGGTATTGTTGAAATTCCATTTGTCCTAACAACCCTATTCTTAATAAGAATTCATCATAGTTGTAAACAATACCATCACGAGCAAAATCCTTGATGACATCCTTTGCCATCAGTTTTCTGTTTTCAATATCATTTACCTTATTGAGTAATTCAATAATACCTTCAACCATTTCTCTATCATCATCCTCATAGTCAAAGTTGTCAGGTTTTTGGATTTGTCTCATATCACCATCTATGTATTGTCCTACAACTCTACCTGATGATGTTTCTATCAACGCCACGGGTATTTCTTCAGTCGCTGTGAGTGTGAAATCACTATCAGGTATATTTACCTCACCTTCAACCCTAATGTTGATTATCTGTCCTCTACCTCTGTCGTCATCACCACTCCTACCAGCATAAGTCCACGATACATAATCACCAACTGAAAAACCTTTGGCACTATCTACCATATATCCTTTTTTCTTTTTCTTTTTTGAATGTTTAGCCATCTCTTCTTCGGCTTGGATTGTTCTTTCTAACCACGCCATCACTCTGTCATAGTTAGATGGGGTAAATCCCCACGCAGCCATCATTTTATACCCACAACCCGTTTCAAAGTCAGGGGAAGCATCCCAATCCTGTTTGTGTCTACTACCATAAGAATACATTCTCTTCAAGGTTTCTAAACTTGCGTTGTATCCCGCAGTAGCAAGGTCGTTTGCTCTTTTCTTACCAACGGGTGTTCCACAACTACCCCATCCGTTTTCTTGAGTATAATCAACAACCCTTTGTGCTGCTTCTCTTACATATTCAGGTACTTCAACAAATTTGTGTTCTTGTTCTTTCCTGAAATACATGAAATCAACCTGATGAGCGGGATGTTCTACCAATCCTATTTGGAATGTTCCCAAATCATCAAATAATTCATCTTCAATTTCTAATTTAACTATTTTCATTTTCTATAAATATTAAAACTTACTCAACTGGTTTAGTCTAGCATTCACCTCTTGAGATGTTGTTATGTCTCTTTCAACTACATACGCTCTTAATGGTACCGTTCTATTCACATTATTCAACGCTTCAATCAACCTACTATCATCATAAGGTGTTGATATAATAGGGGCACCACCCGTACTTTGATTTATTTGTGATAATAACCCACGATAAAGTTGTGTGGAGTTTCTTGTGATAATTGCTTCACCACCTTCCACTTCAGCACCATTAGATAAGGTTATACCACCCTGTTGATGACTTGGACCAAATAACAGCCCTCCACGAGCAAATGATTGGACTTGAGATATCTGTGATTGAATAACCGCAACCTGTGCTAAACCAATAGCAGCAGTAATACCAGCAAGTATCTGTCCCACCACAGGACCTGCTGTCAAAGCCTTTGTAATGGCGTCTGCGACATTCGCAAGGGCTGATGCTTGTGTCAACCTTAATTGTGCGATTTGTCCCCTCTTCGTCAATTCTTTTCTTCTTTCTTCATAGTCCTCTTGTATCTGTATTCTCTTTCTTGCTTGTTCTTCTTGTGTTCCTGTTAAACTCTCAATAGCCTTTTGTTCGGCTTGGTCTAACGCTTCAAGTTGAATGTCAATATACTGACGGAATACATCCACCCCTGTTTGAGCGACTTGAGCGATTTGTCTAAAGTTGTCAGCCAAACTTTCAGCTACTTCAGTATAAGAGTTTTTACTATCTTCAGTATCTTCATCCCTCTTCTGTTTTGCGTATTCATAATAGGCATCTATTAGTTTCTTTTTCTCTTCATTAGATAACGCTAAAAAGTCAATTCCCAAGTTAGTATAGAATGTTTCAACAGCGAATGCGTTTTGTTCTAATCTTTCTTTGTCGTTGAAATATCTTTCATCCAAGTCAACTCTTAAACCTAATGAATACACATATTCTGCTAATGCTTCTTTGTTATTTAACAAGAATGCTGCTCTTGCGTCATCAGTTAAATTTATTAGTCGTTCTTGTAATTCAGCACCTGTTGCGAAAAACCCTCTAATTTCATTTTCCGTATTTACAATAGCTTCCGCACCCTTGACAAGGTTATTCACGGCATCTTCAGCAATTTTACGAGCATCTTCGGCAGCTATACCACTTTCTTCAAGTGATTTAGCATATCTTTGTGTAACGGTTTCAACAAATATGTTAAGTTGTCCTTGTGCTTTACTAAACTCTGTTGTGAATGTTCTTGGAACAGCTTCCAAATTACC